TATCCTGCTAACTTAGATAATTGGAGTACAGTATGGGACACGCATAAAGCAAATGTAGCATCTTATACAATAGTAGCTTTTAAAAGTACAGGAGATAGAGCAAGTCAAGGATATACAATTAATATAATCTGTCCTGCAAATAGTAGTAATCAGAAAGGCTTTGAAGGTATAAGACTTACTTGGCTTAATCAATGGGGTGCTTGGGATTACTATACTTTTAATATGAAGTCTGTTAAGTCACTAACAACTAATAGAAGCACTTATACTCAGCAAAGTGGAACTTGGAATAGTGATACATTTAGAATTAATGGATATAAAGGAGGTGAGAAAAACTTTAGAGTAAACTCAACTGAAAGAATAAAGATGAATACAGACTTTGTAGATGAA